CATAAATTACCCAAAGATTGCCGCATGCCCGCCCCATCAATCCGAGATCGTTTAGATCAACCACGATTTCGATGGTTCCATCGCCCGTCAAAGTTTCTTCTTGGATTAGCACGTCGTTAATTTCGACCCTAATGGTAAAAGTTGTGCCTGTCCCCATTCTGGGGTTTTGAGCCACGACGGTGGCTTTCCAGATGCAACATGTCGCAAACTTAACACTGCCTGATCCACTTTCGTAAAATCCTCCTTCGCCAATTAAAATCCATGCATCACCGAAGGGACCAGTAAGATCACCATTTAAAAAATCTATTGTCCGCCAATTCGGCGTGATCCAGCCGTTATTTACGCAGTAGAGCGTCCCGTCAATGTCGATAGGCTGGATCAGGTGATTACTCATGGCGGTGGTGTAGGCATCCCAAGGATCGTGTATTCGGTCGGCGTGCCGTCTTCGCAGATGCTGACCGTAATCTCTTTGTATTCGCTCCACACAATCACGGTGCCATCATGCTGCAAGACCCAGACGTAGCCAGTGGACGGTGGCCCGGGGTTGGCACGCGGCACCCACTCCGTGCCGTTGTGATAAAGTATGTCGCCATCTTCACCCGCTGGCAAAGAGCTGCCAGCCTCCTTCCGGTCGAGATACTCAAAATTTTCCTGCAGCTTGTTACCGCTGATCTGCAATGGACTGCCGCCCTGCCCCGGTGGTGGCATGGGCGCTTTGCCGAGTGCTCGGAAGTCGTTGGGGAGTGGCATTATGCTGGGGTAGATGGGTCTGTCGGGTTGCCAATCGGAACGCTTACGTTGATTCCCAGCTCGGTGAATTTGCCGTAGGATGTGGAAAAGTCGATCCCAATTACGGGTGTGGAATAAGTGTAAAAAGCAACTAAATCTGTATTTATGAATTCTGGGAGGGTGATGTCAATTCTCACAGTGGTAACAATATTTGTGTAAATTTGCCCATCCCAGTTGACGGCGTTTTCCAATCTACTGGCGCGGCTGAACTCTCGAATTACGTGAAAGGGGTTTACAGGTAACACTGAAATCGGCTCGCTGAATGACGGATCAAAATTAAGCTGCTCGTATGTTAGACCGTCCGCATCAAGGATAGCGATTTTGCCGACTAAGCTGTTCGCAGTGATGATTGCAAAATCTCTGTTGTCGGGGACGCCGACGCCAATGTATGAGCTTTTGATGACGGTCGAGGTCGTGCCGCGCCGTTGTGAGACAAGCCCGTCGGTCGATCTGCCATAGCCCGAAACCCTGAATCTCGTCAGTCCGTCACCAGTGCGGCTTTCCTGCGCGGCTGGAAAAATGAAAAGCCCATCAATGGCGGGCGAGTCGTCGTTGGGGAACTGGTTGCCAACTGCCAGGCTCGCCCTGTTCGTGTCTGCGTTTGCGGTCGCGCAGACAAACTCTTGATCGACGCGAAGAAGCCCAGAGTCGAAAGTTGTGACTGACCGATCCGGCTGGGGGATCAAGCTGCCTGCGTTTTGTTCGTAAATGGTTGGCATGATTTTAAGCTCCTAGTGCTGGCACAGGTAGTTTCTTTTCGAGGCTTTCGACAGCGAGCTTGATTGCATCAACTGCCTTCTGCAAGAGATTTTCGGGTTGCTCTTTTTGCTTGGCTGCTTCGCCGGGCTTGTCGCCTTTCTTGCCTTCGGCTCCTGGCTTCATTTCTTCCTGTCGCTTTTTCATCAACTCATCTTGTAGCTGCCTTTTTGTTTTGCCGAAAGTGTCAATGCCCTGCTCTTTGGCGATGTCTTGCACGTTTCTGCCGATGCCGCCCTCCTTTTTGCCAAAGGCCTCTTGAAAAGCTCGGTTGCGCTCGCGGCTTTCAAGCGTCCTGCCTACGCGGCGAGCTTCGGCAAAGTTGCCTTGTCCAATGGCTTCACGCGCCTGCTTTTCCAACTGCCCGCCGGGGTCAAGTCGGTCTTTGCGCTGGGCGGCGTTCGCGTCGGCAATAATCTGCTGACCTAGGCCGAGTTGCTTTTCAAGCTCTTTGGTAATCTCCTTTTTGATTGCCAGCTCGTCCTTGTTTTTTGCAACCACGCCGTCGATGATGTTCTGCCGTGCTTTGTTGGCGTTGGCCATGGCTTCATCGAGACTCAGCCCTTTCTCTTTGGATGCTTGCAGTTCGATGTGGTAGGCCTTCATCGCTTCCAGCGCGGCCAGCTCTTCCTTGTTGCCTTGGCGCTTGGCCGAGGCGATGTCTGCATCCAGCTCCTTGATGCGCTCCTCATGGCTCAGTCGATCCTTAGCGATCTTCACGCTTATCTCCTCCACGGTCAGCTTGTTAGCTGCGGCAGCGGCTGCATCAGCGGCAGCGGCGGCCTCCAGCTTTTTCAGCTCGTTGCGGTGCTCTTGCAGCTTTACCTCCATCGCCGAGGTGTCGATCAACTGCCTTGCGCTGCTGAGTGATTGGTCGAATGTCTTTGTGAACTCTTGCCCAGCGCGTGAAAAGTCTTCACCGATCTTGCCCATGGCTGTGCCGATGAGTCTTTCGCTGCTGGCGATTGCCTGCTTCAGCCCGTCAATGTTGAGTTGATCTCTGAAAGGGTTTGCTTCCTCAATCGCCAGCTTGATCTTTAGTGACAGCTTGTTGATTTGAGCCTCGATGATCGTGAAGATGCCGCTGCCCGGACCGAACGCCGCCAGCAGAACCGCGCCGGACGCTTGCACGGCTGCCATAACGTTCGCGGCGATGGAGTTAATCGAATCGGCAGCTTGGAGTTTGATGCTTTCAAATGCGATCTTAAACGCCAGCCCGAACTCGCCGAGCTTGATGGCGTTCAGCGCATCGGTGAAACCGCCCATCGCGTTAGATGCGCCGGTGATGATCTCGCCGAGCTTCATGCCTACGGCAGCTGCGTCGAATCGAGTAATCAGCGTCGTGGCTAGTTCGAGAGCAGGGGCGAGGCTTTCCAGCAGTCCGGCGGCGAACTCAAGGAACTTGCCCTTGGCGACCGTGATGTTGTCCGAGATATTGTCGAACGACCCCGAGCTGCGGTCTAGCACGCCGGGCATGCTGCCGAGCTGGTCTTGCGCGGTCTGCATCCCGCCAGAGAAGTCTGCCAGCAGCGGCAGGAGTTGTCCGCCTGCTTTGCCGAAGACGCTCATGGCCAGTGCCGACCGCTCGCCGTTGTCGGTCACGCCGTTGAGCTTCTCAGCCAGCATGCCCATCTGCTCGGTCGGGGTCTTGCCCGCCATGTCGGCCATCGTCAGTCCGAGGCGGGAAAGCACCGTGTTGTTCTTCTCGCTACCTTGCGCAGCGTCGTCCATGAATTTTTGCAGCTTGTTGATCGACGTGCCGACCTTGTCCGCGCCGACTCCGCTGTTGTCGAACGCGCGGCGTAGGAGCAGCAGGTTTCCCGCTGTCTCGCCCGTGCGTGCGCTCAGGTCTGCCATCGTGCCGCCGAGGTCGAGAGCATCCTTGAACGTTCCCAGCGTGCCAGCGATGGCGTTGGCGGCGGCCTTGATCGCGCCGAAGCCGAGGGCAAGCCCAGCACCCGCTTTGACCATTGACCCGAACGAGTTTTTGACCGAGCTGGCGGTCTTCGCCACTGAGTCATCCATGCTCTTGACCGAGGTCTTGACCTTGGAAACGGTCGAGGTGAAACCTGCATCGGTGGCGGAAAACTTGACGTTGAGGCTCATAATAATTTCGCAAATGCGTTGTCTATTAGGGCGCGGGAGTCAAACGGGGTCGAGTCGTTGCGGTAGGTGCGCTGATGCCCGGCTGCGTATGAGTCGCAATCGAGGATCTGCAAGCCTGCCGCGATGGGTAGCTCCTCCATGATCTCAGCGTAGCCCCAGCCGGTGATGCTTGCGATGCGCCAGGCATAGCTTGCAAGCCAGTTGGGGATGGCTAGTTTTTTCTTGCTGCCCCGGCGGTGGCGATGCCTCCGGCCTCCTGCACGGCGGTGGACGACGCAGCGAGGTAGGTGTTCATCGCCTCGGTCATCAGGTCGCTGTATGGCGAGAGCTGCGCGTGGTGCGGGAAGTTGGCCTCGATCCAGTCATCGACCGCGTTGAGGAAGGCTGCTCGGTCGTTGACCACGGATCGGATCACGTCGCGCGGTTGGCTGTGGAGATAGACGAACGCTGCGGTCTTCTGCATCGAGTCGCCGGTATCGCCGAACACGTCGTTGCGTTGCAGCCATGACAAGCTAAGAGCCGTCATAGGGCGGATCGTGATGCCGCTGATTTTCTTGTCGCCTTGGGTCATGCCCTGCTCGCGCAGTGCCTCATCGTCTGTCATTAGTTCTATGCTCATGTTTTTTGTGGTTAAATCATTTCGGCAATCTGCCGTTTTGTCTCGTCGCTGGCGGTCGCGCTAATGGCGATTTTCTGGCCGTCCTTCTCAATCACGACCATTTTCGGCGTGTTGTGGATGTCGGCGATCAGCTCGTCACGGTTGCCCGCGTAGCAGCGCAGATAGTTGACGACGTTTTCCGGCTCCTTGCGGGCGAGTGACTCGCCGCCCTTGGTCATGCCATGGTGGACGGTGGCTGCTTTCAGCCCCTCGGCATTTGTGCCGGCGAACCAAAAGACGATACTGTTTTTCCCGTCGCTGCGGGTCAGCGAGCTGATTGTGATCTTCTCGAAGCCGAGCGTCAGGAGAGCAGTGGCGACCTTGATATTGGTCGTGTGGAATAGTTCAAGTTTGTCTGTCATAAATGTATTTGGCACCCATTAGCCGGGGTGCCATCGGCTGTAATGGTTAGGCGGTCATGGTCGAGGCGTATTGCGTCGCGGATACCGAGATGCGCTTGAACTCGCCCTGGGCGGTGGACTCGTTGACCGAATCGACGATGATCGTGCCGCCGCTCAGGCCGCTTGTGTCAACATCATTGGCGAGGGTGAGTAGAGCTGCCACGTCATAGGTCGCGGAGCCGTTGATGAAGCCATCAAGCGTGATGGCTGCGGTCAGGCCGGAATAGGCGACGGCGACAACATCGTTGTCCGCATCGCGCACTTCGGTTTTCACCGAGCTGACGTTGCGGGAGAATGAGGTGAGGATGATGTTGGTCTCGTTAACGATACCATACTCAAGATCAGCGGCGGTGGATGCGGTGTAAACTGTGGCGGCCATAAGTTTGAAGAGTTCAAACTTGGCGGCCATGTCAAATCACGGCGAGTCGTTCTGCGGCTGAATGCCGAATCGGGAGCAGAGCGTTTCGATGCTGAATGATACCTCAAGGATGCTTTCGTCCCACTCCTGCACGCTGCCGGAATACGTCCAGGCATAGACTTTCACAAGGTCGCTGGTCGCCGCCTTGATGAAACTTACGTCAGTCAGGATCGTCTCGATCTGGTCGATCCAGCCGTCGATGTCATCATCGTCCCCGGCGTGGACGCGCAGGGTGGCGGTCAGCTCGATCCGCTCGACGTTCTGGAGCACCTCACTGTGGGCGGCGGCGGATGTCACGTCCACGGCCAGCAGCGGCAAGGCTAGCTCGCCGCGCTGCTTCGCGTCCACGACGGTGATAGCCTCGTCAGGCTTGGCCGTCTCAAGAACGGCGATAAGGGAGAGTTTGATTCGTTGGGAAGTGGTCATTTCAGCTGGCGGTTGGCTTTCTCGATGGTCTTGGCGGTGGTAATCGTCATCCATTTCAGTCCGTTTTTCATGCCGTCGGCAGCAGCTTTTGCCACGTCCTCGGTGTATTGGATTTTCTTGATGTAGGTCACATCGTTTGAAATCGTCACGGCGGTCTGGATGCCGGAGCCGCTGACGGTGTAGCTGCCGCGTGCAGCAGGAAGGTGGCGCGTAATGATCGAATCAAGACCGCTCATCTTCGGCTTGCCGAGGTCGTTGGCGATCTTGACCCACGCAGCTTTCGCACGTCCGACCTTTTCCACGGCGGTTTTTTTGTAGGTGTCGCGCTCGGATGCCGGGATCAATGCCAGCCACGGTTTGCCCTTCTCCTTGCGGAAAAGTCGCTTCGGCACCACGCCATTTCGGCGGGCAGCATAGTGCGCATCCTTCATGTTGTTCGTCGCTGGGAATGCGCCGAGGTTTGTTCCGAACCATGCCCGATCCACCTGGGCGGCAACGCTCTTTTTGAATTTTGCCAGTCGCCCGCCCTTGAGTCCGTAGGGTTGCACGGTCGAGGCAAGACGCTTGCAAGATGCCTTGGCGATGCGCTTCATGCCGTCCTCGGCGGTCTTGCCAGTCGCAGCCACAAAGTCGGCAATGGTCTTTTCAAACTTGGCGATGGTCGCCGCGTCCATTTCAATCTTTGTGTCCACGCAATAGGCGCGAAGTCAAAACTCAAGCAGCCTTGCGGCGATTCATGCGCGGGCATTGCGGCACCCAGCGCAGCACGTCGTCCGTGCGTCCGGCGACGTAGCGGGCGCGTGGGTTGCGCACCACGGCACCCTCGCCGCCTGCCGTGACGATCTCGTCGGCGTGCTCGATGAGGTGACGGGTGTCGGTGCATCGGATCTGCTTGACGATGCCGACGTGGGCGGGAAGGTCGATGGTCAGCAGGTGCTTGTAGCGGGCGCGGAACGGTGCGGCGCTTGGCGCGTCGAACGCTTGGAAAGTCAGTCCGTGCCAGCCTGCGGCCATGAGCGTCTGGATCGCGTTGAACTCGCCGCGACCGGCGAAGAGCTCGCCGTCGAGAGCGACCGATGGCATGCCAGCCTTGAACCATGCGGGGGCGGCCAGCACGTTGCCCTCGCGGGTCACGAACTCGGCACCGTCCCACATCACGCGCCAGCCGTCCAGCTTCTCGCTCATCAGCCAGCCGTCAACGGGTTGTCCTTGGTAGTCGCGCAGGAGGGTTGGTTGCATGCCGTGAAACTAGGCATTGCCGACAAGCTTGTAAAGACCTTTTTTCACCGTGCATCACCGGCACTTGCCAGCGTAAACGTGATGGCCACGTTGCCGAGCGCGACCTCGGCCACGCGGAACGGGTCGCCATCGATGGTGCAGCGTTTCTGGAGGAGGCTGATGGCGTTGGTGACTGCCCCCGGTTGCGCCACTACGGTCGCTTGCAGGTCGCTTTCCAGCCCGCCCAGTGCGCCCTCATAGCTCTTCCTCGCATCGTTGAAGACAACGGCGAATGTCTGACCGGCACAGACCATTGTGCGCGTGCCGATCAGGTCGTCCGTCTCGGTGTGTCCAGCGTTAAGGAAGTCGTCGATGCCGCTCATACTAGGGGGCGGGTGTCAACTTCTTGGGAATGTGGACGGTCGTCTGAGAAAGCCTTTGGCGAGTCTTCCAGATAGACCCCTGTCCTCTCCCTGTTTCCTTGGCGAGCTGCCAGTCCGTCTTTGACCAGTCGAGATCCTTAGCCCTATCCACCATTGCGCATTTTTTCGTGTAGTGGATTCTCACGGTTTCCGGCGCGTATTTCCTGCGGCGACCTGAGACATAGACCTCTGACAGTCCCATTTGCTCGGCAATCACAGAAGTGGGTTGATCCCAGTCCACAAGGTGCCAGTCGTGTTTCATTTTGCGGGCTTCCCCGTTTTTGTTTATCGTGATTTTCATGGGCTATGCGTTAAATAAAACCTGACCACTTTCAATCATTCTTGTCATGTTTTCCGGCGTGATTGTTAATTGCATGCGCTGCGATGGATGCGAAAGTGACTCAGCAACTAAGATCCCTTTGCTGTTTCGTATTTGGGTGATGACGCATTCGCTTTTGTATTTATCAAATTCATCTCCTTCATTCGGGGTTAATACTCGTGGTTTCATTTTGGTTCTGGTGCTGTAGTAGTGTTAAAGTCGTGGCGGTAGAAGTGCAGGATCTTTGGAATGTGCAGGGTCGTCTGAGCCATGCGCCGGGCTTGCTGGCACCATGTCAGGTCTTCGCCGTAGTTCGATTCCCCGAACTGGCAGTGCGCCACGCGGGATCTGCGCCATGCGTTGACGTGCCACGCATCGCGGTTGGTGATGCCGCCAGGCGCAAAGCCATGATCGCCCTGCCCCAATTGGAAGTCCACGACGCTCTGCTTGCCGTTGTAGGTGGCACCTTGCAGGAACGTGATCACGTCGGCACCGCTGGCGGCGGCGGCCAGCAGCTCCTCGACGTAGGAGTCCGTGATGTCGTCATCATCATCGACGAACGCGATGTATTGCCCCCGCGCGATGTCGAGCAGTGCCTGCCGCTTCGCGCCGATGCTGCGCTTGCGGTTGTCGCTAAGGATAAGGTGTTCGACAGCCTGCCCGCCAATCTGCTCCTCGATCCTCCACTGGAGGCTTTGCAGTTGTCTCTCGCGTCCCGGTATCGTCGGTGTCAGTATTGATAGGATCATTGCTTTTGTTCTTTCTGAAAATTGCGTCGTAGTTGTTGCGGTATGCCGGTGCATCGCCCAGCCTGTGCCAGTCGCCTTTGTGACTCATAACTTGAGTTTTTCATAAGTTACCAGCCCTGACTCGTAGTTCACCGGGTCGTTGCTGCGGGCATACGTCTCATCCATCTCGCCCTTGGCGAACGCCGGGTGCAGGTGCTCAATCACGATGTCCTTCGCCTCTATCACCACGCCGTCGGCATAGGCGCGGTCGGTGAAGTGGTTGTCGCTGAACACGCTGAAAAACTCGGAGTGGAAGAGGTATCGTTGCTGCTGATAGCGGGCGCGGTTGAGGATCGCCATGCAAAGCAGGTTGTCCTCGCGTGCGCCGTCGCTGATAGCCAGAACCGCCGGGGTCGTGATGCCGGCGAACTTGGCTAGGATCAACTTGTCCCAGTGCATCGGCGGATCCCAGTCATCACTGAGCTGGATGAGGATCTCACCCTTAGAGAACTTCGCCGCTTCGTTCCAGGCTGCCACGGGGCCGCGTCCGTGGTTGATGACGTGGCGGCAGGTGAGGAATGGGCCGATTGTCTCGTCGTCGGGATCGAGCGCGTAAATGTGCTCGACCGCGTCGGGGTCTGCTGCCCTGTCCAGCCATGTTGCCCGCGCTTTGTAGGCCATCGCCGGTCTGCCGCGCGTGGCGTGCAGGAGGCTGATCTTCGCGCCGTGCAGGATGAAGTGGTTCGCCTCGATGGCGTTTGCCTCTTCCCATCGGTCGTTCGCCCGCAGACACATGCCGCGCACTTGCACGCCCTGCCAGCCATAAAATTTCTTGCGGCTGTTCCACCACCACGCGGCGGGGGCTGCAAGGGAGTTCATCACTTCTGACCAGCCGAGCGCGAGCGGGAACTGGTTGGCTTTTAATGCCTCCATGGCCAGCTCGGCGTAGGCTTCGCGGCGGGCTGGGTCAACTGCGACCGCTTGCAGGTAGAGTTGCGAGCGGGTGGCCGCGTCTGGCACCATCTGACCCATGACCAGAAACGCCTCGTAGCGTTCCGGCTGTCCTGCGTCGGGCGCCATGCAGAGCTTGGCGGCGGTCGCTGTGGCTTCCTCGATCTGACCCAGTGCCCGCTCGCTTTGCATCGTGTAGAAAAGCTGGCTGCTTGTGATCTCCTCCTCCGGGATCGACCGCAGAATCCGCAGGTTGCGCTCGTCGCTGGATGTCTTGCGTTTGCCGTGCGGGAGGTGAAGGATCTGCACCTTGTCGAAACGAGCCATAGGAGCGTCAGGGGCGAACTTGAGCGACTCATGGATGGGATTGTGCCACCGCGCCGCCCCTCGCCTCCAGAGGCGTTCTCGGTGCAATGTGATGCCATCGTCAGGCACGGCGTAGGGCATGAGCACGCCTTGGATGTCGTCACCGAGCTGCGGCAGCATCTTGCGGATGGTGGCGCAGTCCTCCGGCGTGATGGTGTCGTCAGTGTCCGCCCACATGAGCCAGTCGCCGGTGGCAAGATCGAGGGCGGTATTGCGGGCTGCCGCGAAGTCATCGACGTGCGGCCAGCAGTTGGACATTAAAAAACGCCCACCGCTTTTATCAATCGGGATACCGCGCCCAGTTTCGTTGAAATACTCGCCGATCTTGCACCCGCGAGCTTCGGCGATTGCCAGCGTGCTGTCCGGCGTTCGACATCCGATTGCCCGCACCATGATGATCTCGTCGGCAATCTCCTCGAAGTGATCGAGGAAGCGGTTGATGTAATTCTCGGCGTTGCCGGTGATGACGCACAAGCTCAGTTTGTTTTTCATATCTGTGGGTGATGTAATGCGGGAGGGGGGAGGTTGCAACACAAAAAAACCGCCAGCCCCTTTCGAGGCTGACGGCTGAGACACAACCGATGGAGATTAGGCTGGGATGGTGACGATGGCGAGGCCGAGGGTCAGTGCAGGGGTGTAGCCGAACAAGCACTCGAAGTTGGCGAAGTGCTTACCAGTCGAGGTGTTGTAGTGGCGGCGATAGCCCATCGTGATGCCGTTCGAGGCGGTCACTTGCTCGGCGGCGAGATACTCACCGGCAGCTTGTGGTTCAAGGTAGCGCATCGCGATTGCGATGGAGTCCGGATGAGCAACAAATCCGCCGAGCTTGGTAAGAGCATTGGCTGGGATGATGTTAGACTCATAGATCTCCATGCCGAGGAGGCGTGGGATCTGACCGTCGCGCACCGCTTCGGCTCCGCCGTAGTTGAGCGCTTGGGCAACTCCGGACGAGGTCAGCAGGCCGGTGTAAATCTCGCTGTCGGAGATAAAGCTGAGGCGGTCGGTCGGCACGTTGCGTTGTGCAAGTGCTTTGCGAAGTGCGCCCATCTGAGCGATGGTGTAGTTTGCACCGGCAGTCGTGAGGATCGCAGCACCGAAGTTGGCGACCGTGATCGCAGACCAGATGTCTTGCAGCACAATGCGAGCGAGGGACTCACCGGCTTGGATAGCGAGGTTGTCCATGACAGCTGCGGAGCTGTTTGCAACTTGCACGTCGGTAAGGTCAATGGACGCGATGCGGTGGTTGTTGACGTTCACCGTTGCGAAGGTGATTGCACCGCCGCCAACTTCGTAGGAGTTGTTGAAAGTGGTTGCGGTGATTCCGCTGATGAGCGGCACGATGACAGCATCACCTTTGCGTCGAGCGTCTCCGCTGAAGTCACGAGTGAATGCGTTGAGGGGGGCGAGCTTCGCCACAAATGCCTGAAGGGCGACTTGCGTGAAGATTTTGTCGTTGAGTGCGATGGTGGCCATAATGGTTCAGTAGTTGAGAGTTAAAAGGGGGTTAGACTGCGTAGCGGTTTTTGTCGGAGAGGATCTCTGCTTTGTGCAGGGCGAAGTATTCGGCGGCCTCGGCTGGGGTCATGGAGGCCATGGCCTTGAGGTGGCTGACGGGTGGCTCGCCGTTGTCGCCGGTAAGTGCGACAGGAGCAGGATGGCCGGAACTAGCGAGCAGCTCGGCAGCGCGTGCGCTGACCTTGTCTTCGGTGACTTCGGCTTCTTTCTCCAGCTCCTCGACCTTGGTTTCCAGCTCTTCGGCTTTCTTCTCAAGCTCCTCGACTTTCTCAGTCACCTCGGCGGCTTTCTCTTGCTCGGTGGCAAGCTCGGCGCGGAGCTGGGTGATTGTCTCGGCGTGGCCGCTGAGTTCTTCGATGAGTGCGTGGGCTGTGGTCAGGTCGGCACGAAGGGAATCGTTTTCAGCGATGGCCGCTTCGATCTTGAGTGCTTCGTCGTTGCCCGGAAATAGTTTAGAGAGGATGCTCATGCCCTTGGCTGGCGTGTCAAATTGCACGATCTCATCGGCGAACTTGCGCTCCATGGCTTCGGCTGCGCCCATCCATGTTTCCGCTTTCATCAGCTCGCGCATTTCGTCGGGGTCGCCGCCGGTGCGCTTGGCGTAAATGCCTGCGATTTCGATGGAGATTTCCTCCAGCAATTTAGCGGCGCGGGCGTGCGTGGCCGCATCACCGGCGACTGCTTGGCTGGCTTCGTGGATCATAATGCGCCCGCCCTCGACGATCCGCACTTTGTTCGCGGCCATCAGGATGACGCTGCCCATGCTGGCGGCCAGCGTGTTGACGGTGGCGATGATCTCGACGCCGCGTCCGCGCATCTGCATCAGCGAGTTGTAAACGCGATAGCCGTCGAGCACCGATCCGCCCGGCGAGTTGATCTCGATCTCCAGCGTCTCAAGTGCCTCGTCGGCGGAGCATTGCAGGTTGCCGAGCGTCATGTTCTCAGCGACGGCCTTCTGTCCGTAGCTGCGCTCGATGTCGGCGATCAGGTCGTCTGCGCTCCATGGCGTGACTGCATCATTCAGCCGCACCTTGGCGACTCGGTTTTCGATGGTGAGTAGTTTCATTGGGGGTCTTGTGGTGAGGTGGGTGCCATTTCGTTCGGGGTGAGCATGGACATTTCGCGGTCGTCAACGTCCACGCCGTAAAGCGTCGCAGCGTCACGGGCTGCCAGTTTGCGAAGCGCGACTTCCTGCGCCCGCTCGGTGTAATGCGCTTCCAAAGTTTTGCCGCGCATCGACACGATGTCCCGCAGGTTGGCCGCGCCCATCTTCCAGAGTGCTTCCAGCTCCTTGGTGATCCGGCCATCGTCGATGGTGAGCTTCGGCGGGGTCGAGAACTCCCACTGATACCAGTCGGGGGACTGCGGCAAGTCGCCGCGCTTCATGGCTTTGGAGATGGCATAGCCACAGAGCCGCTTGGCCGCGTAGAAAAGGAGGTCTTGCCGATCCTCGACGGAGCGTTGCGCCATGGCGATCTCGGTGCGCTGCGCCGTGCCGCCCCCGGCTGCGTGGCCTTCGTAGAGTGCCATCGGCCAGTTGAGTCCGGCGAACGCGCCCTTGAGCAGGCGGTTGTGGAAGTCGAGGAACGGGTTGCCGGGGCGGTTGTTCACGAGCGTCTCGATCTTCCCGCCGCTGTTGCTGCGGAAGTAGCGGACGGTGCCGCCGTCCAGTGACTCGACGGTCATGCCTTTGCATGATGCGGTGTCGCCGACAAGGGCGTTGTAAGGGTCGTCCAGGTCGGGGCCGCCGTTGTCGTTGTATTCAACGAGCGAGATGCTGCTCATCTGGAGCATGGCCAGACGCTCCCACTCGGTGCTCTGGATCATGTCCCGGCAGTCGTTGATGCAATGCGTTAGGGCGGTCAGACCGCGAGCCTGGTATTGATACTCAGGATCGAACAGGTGGATGACGTTCTGCGCCGGCAGCCACTGATCCAGCTCGCCGCGCTTGTCGCAGAACGCATACTCCTTGGCCTCGCCGCTTGGGAAGTAGGTGATGCCGTCTTGCAACATGCCGCCGCGATACATCTGCCCATCGCTGAATCCGCGCGGGGTGGCGATCCGGTGGGATGGGATGCCTTGATACTGCGGGAAGCCGGTGGCTGTCTCAGTCAGCAGGATGAAGATTTCACCGTCCACATCAATGCTGGTCGAGAATCCGAACAGGTTGGTCTTGAGGTCGTGCATCCCTCCGCGCCCATCGCCGATGGGGTAAAAGCTGTCGGTCAGGAACTTGGTGGCGGCCATGCCGAAGGCTTCATCGCCGCCGGTGTAGATCGGCACGAACGCCCGCCCGACGGTATACATCCCGCGCTGATTGATGGCGTTCTTGATGGGTCCGAAGTTGAGATAAATCCGGCGGGCGTGGCTTTGCAAGGTCACGCGGTCGAGCGCGGGCACAAGGTCGCTGATGTCCTTCTTCTCAACCGGCTCATAGGGGCGATACCGCGTGTCCTGTGCCGCGCGTGCCGCCTTGTAGCTGATCTGTCTGCCGAATTGGTCGAGTATTGCCATGGTGTCCGTGTGTTAAAATCGACCGAGTGACCGGCTGCTCGTAGGGACGAAGCCGATGTTCAGATATTCCATGGCCATCCGCAGGGCGGTCTGCCGCTCGGTTTCGTTCAGGCCGACGAGCTTCGCCATGGTGACGCCGTTCTTGGTGGCGGACGTGATGGAGTCCATGCCGCCCTTTGTGAGTGCCCCACCCATCGCCGCGTCGAACGCGCTCTTGATCCCGGCGATCCGCTGCGGGTTGCCGTTGGCGTAGTGGAACAAATTTCTTGCGACTTCTCGGACGTTGGCAGCCATCGACTAGTCCGCCATGTCAAACATCGAAGCCGGGTATGATCTTGAGCATGAGCGCCGCCACGATCTGCATCGATTCGACATCCCAGCTGTGGTTGTTGTTGCGCGTGCGCGTCCAGCGATACTCGACCTGCTTGGTCTTGGAGTTCGTCACCTCCTTCTTGACCTCGGAATCAATCTGCTTGAGGAAGTCCGGCGAGATGTCGTCCGGGATGTCCCACGATCCGGCAAGTCCGGTGCGGTGCGCGTGCAGGATGTCTTTGATCCGGTCGCTCGCCCAGTGCGAATAGCGGGCTTTCCCGCCGCCGCTGGCGGTTGCGTCCTGGAATCGAGTGAACGGCCTGTGGATCACATCGCCGTTCTGCTTCTTGTAGGCGAATGACTTCTGCCCGCTGCCGTGCAAGGCCGTCCAGTTCATCCGCGCGCAGGCGGAATAGACCTGGTCGGTGTCATAGCCAGCATCGACAAAGACCATCTGCGGCTTGATGCCGTAGCGCAGGGCGAGGTCATGCACGCCGTCGAATGTCTCGATCCGGCCATACCAAAGAAGCATCGACTCGCCGCTCGCCCGCCATGCCCGCACGCCTGCCCAGAAGTGATCCCGCTGCTTGTCAACGGTCAGGAAGCGGTGCGCCTCGTTCTCGATCTTCTGGCCGGCGGTGAACTCGCTGACGAGGTAGCCGTTGCCGACCAGTGCCGCGCGGTTGTCGGTCAGGTCTTCCTCCCAAGCCTCGGCAAGTCGCTTCTGGATGAACTGCCGCAGCGGGTCAACGTTGCCGACACGCATCGCGGCCTTGGCCTCCAGCCACAACAGGACGATTTCCCAGAGCGGCTTGCGCCAGTTGGCCAGCACGTTGTAATGGAAGCCGACGTGGCCGGGCATGCCGACGGCGGTCGGGACGTATTGGCCGCCCTCGGCTAATGCCCGGCGCGGTTGCGGCGAGTCCGGGCATGTCCAATCACATTCGGCGTTGTCGCATTTCAGCCGAGCGAGCTGCGCCCGTGCCAGCGGCTCGAGCGTGTCGTCCTCATAGCCGACGACGTTGCACCATTTCCAAGCCTGCACGGTGCCGCAGTCAGGACAGGAGAAGCTAAACTCGCGCTGGTCGGAATGTCCCCACGCTTTGTCGAGGTCATCGCCCTTCACGCCCGCTTGTGACAGGATGAAAAATTGCCGGTTCCACCGATCATGCAGACGGCCTCGCGCTTCGTTCAACATGCCGGGGCGATACTGCCACGCCTCATCGCAAAAGACCCGCCGCATCGACTTTGACTGGAGGCCGCTGAGGTTTGCGCCGGTGAGGAACAGGCTCATGTGCGGAAACAGAATCTGCATCTTTCGCTTTTTGTGCCGATCCTCCGGCAAGAGTGCCGCCGTCTCCGGCGTGTTTCGGATCGCGTAGTCCATGCGCGTCTCTGCCCAGTCTTTCAAATCATCATCGGTCTGACCGACCAGCAGAGTCGGGCCGGGGTCTTCGGCGATGATGTATTGCAGCGCGGCCTCCATGAACGTCGTCTTGCCGGTGCCGATTGGTGCCAGTATCACAACCTCCTTCGCGTCGGCGTTCGCCACCACGTCCAGCGGCTCGACCTGCCACGGCGCGTTCGAGGTTGAGTATTTCGGCGTGAGTCCGTCTTGGATCGCCACGCGGTCGGTCGCCCACTCGCTCGGCGGTAGCCGGGCGGGCGGTCTGCATGCGCGTTGAAAGACGCTCAGCAATTGGTCAATCGCTCGCATCGTTCTCCCATATTTTGGCGGTCGCTTCGGAAAGCATGGACATGATCTCATCGACCTTCCCGCGAATAATCCGCTGCATCGCCGGTGGGTCGCAGCCCTCAAGCTGGGGCGGTAGGTCGGCTTCCATCCGCAGGATCGCGGCCTTCACCGCCGCCGCGATCCGGATCAGTGCCTCGTCAACCATCGACTTCGCCACGTATTTTCCCGCCGCCTCCCGCAGCTTGTAGGCGTTCAGCAGTCCGTCGATCTGGATCTTTACCGTCTGCGCCTGGTGCTTGTCGGTGACGTTCGAGAGTTGCTGGATGATCGACTCGATGTCGATCTGCGTCGGGTCGTCACCCGGTGCCTCGATTTTCGCCGGCAGCTTCGGCATGAATTCCGGTTTCAACGTCGGCGGGATGTTCCTCATCCGACCGATCCGCAGCCTCACCTCTTTGTCCGAGTTGATGTTCACGCCGCATCGCTTCCAGCTGTTGAGCGTCGGAATCGAAACGCCGATCTCAGCTGCGCGGTCGAGGGCGGATGCTTTCTTTTTGGCGGGCATGTTAAACGGTCGCTTGATTTTGGCTCATAAAAGTTTGCAGGGATGAGGCGGAACTCCGATGGGCTTTGGCGTTAAAAAGAATCCTTACCGGGGGGGTCTAAGCATCAACGAGTTGCGTCAAGTAGCTCACGAATGCGCTTCGCCTGCGCCTCGATCGGCTCAACAAGCGCGAGAGCCTTGGTCAGCCGGTCACGATCCCACCGCTCAATCTCAGGTGCCATCTTGCGCTGCCAGAGCGCGAAGGATTGGCAGATGCCCTCGATGGTGACGATGGCGCGGCTCTTGTCCTCGGGGTTGAGGGCTGGCTTCTCTGGCTTTGGCTCAGGCAGGCCGAGCGCGAGCTCCATCTGCATCTCTGCTTCGGCGACGTAGTCAACGCCCCAACGGTTCGATGCGTAGTCGCGTGACTGGCGCAGCCATAGGCGGGATGATGCCCGGCAAAGAAGGATGGTGCGGTGCATCTCTGCCCATGCGTCCTCGGTGATGTCGGGGGGGATGTTGAGCGCGTCAGGCGCGAACGTGGTGGATTCGGTGATGTTCATGTGTTTCGTTTGTCTTGGAGTTTGGCTCGTAGTTTTCGTTTGGCTTCAAGAACTGGGTCAGTTGCGCTTTTCTTGTAGATTTCGCGCGTTGAATTGCGTTTGCGGAATGTTCGGTTGTCGAACGCCCCTATGCCCCCAGCGAGCAATTCACGCCATGCAATGACGTAGTGTGAGACGAGAGCGCGGGTCACGCCTAATTCCTTGGCTATCTCTGATTGGCTATGCGCACCGTTGAAATGATCCATGCCGAAAGCGATGGCTAAGGCGTGCACTTGCACGTTAATGTTGCGGCTTTGGATCAGCAGGCCGATGACGCTGGCGAGGATCTGCGCCTGCCCTCGGCGTGCTAGGTCTTCGCGGTCTGACAGGATGCGCCGGGCGACGGCGATGGACACGCCGTATTCGTCGGCGATGATCTCTTCGGGCAGGTCGATCAACTCGGCCATGTCCGGCTCATAGCTGTCAAACTGTCTTGTTTTCATAATGAATCTGTGGGTGGTAGTTGGCGATCTCGGCAAGGATCGAGTCTTGCAGCCACGCCGGGGGTGCTCGGCGACCGCTGCGCCAGTCGTATGCAGTGGCCACGCTGCAATTTATTGAATTAGCAATGTGCTTTGCAGAATATGGCTGAATTCGTAAGCGAAAACTTGTCTGGTTTTTCGTATTTTCGGCGGTCATGTGAATAGGGTGGTCGGTATTTTGTAATTCGTCAATGCCGAAAATCCCACCTACGACATCAGCACCAATTTGTCCGATTTGCGCAGATTTTCAGCAGCCCAAAGCGGGCGGATGTTCGTGTAATGGGACAGCTTTTCGAGTCCCTCGATTGTTGTCGCGCAGGACAACGGCACGACGTGATCGAGTTGCCATTCGGATTGGTTGTGCCAGCCCATGCCATCGGCAAACTGGCTTTCGATGTGCTTGGTAAATTGCTTCCAACTGCATCCAAGCATTTTTGCGGTTGTTGATTCCTTACCGAATCCGTTCCGAGTCAGAGCCACCCGCATTCTTGCTCGAACTCTAGCAGCCATTTGATAAATGGGATCAGTTTTCTTTTTCGCGTGTCGTCTTCTTTTCTGTGCTCTTACCTTCTCCCGATTTGCGGATTTCCACTCATTGGCTTTCTCCTGCAACTTTTTACGGTTGGCTTTCTGATACTCTCGTTGAGTTTCCTGAGCCTTTTCAGGGTTGGCGGCACGCCACTTGGTCGCATCCTGAATCAGCTTTTCACGGTTTTTCACGTAATGCTTGCGACGAGTTGCCTTCCGTCTTTCCTTGCGTTCTTCGTCAGTCATTGGGGTAATAAAAAGCCCCGAAATCCCTCGCCAAGTGATAAATCCGTGACGTGCGCACGGCTTGGCGAGAGGTTTCGAGGCTGTTTAGATGAGGTCATCACGTTTTTTTTCCGTTATCAGCGGAGCCCTTCGGACACCGCCAATTTAGGGATTTTTGATCGCAGGTCAAGAGGTTTTTTTTGAACGGATCGAGCAGGTGAGGCTGGGGGGTCTGAGGGGGTCTAGTTCTGAACTTTGTCGCTTTTTTTTCGGTGTCGATTTTTGGTGCGTGCCAAAATTCCTTTATTTATTGTTAAAAAAAACCTTAAAACTAGAAAACTTAATAGGATACAATACGCTAAAAACTGCTTTTGTAAATACACGCCCATTTTCTGCCTCATTCAAACGACCGCTTGAAATTTGGCGGAGTGACCCAATATCG